GGAGGATTAGGATCGTAAGTAACTGGACCAGCACCGCCACGTTGGCTAGCAAGATCAGAAAGCGCTTGGAGATAAAGCCCAAGTTGAAGCTGCTCAACAAGCCGATGAGGCTCGCGAGTATGCTCAATAAGCTTGAAACGAGGATTATGTTTCGTAACAAGCCTAGACTTATCTCCATAGTCATCACCTCCGTATAACCGACTATCTACCATCTTGGCGTACTTCTGCCACAACGGGAAGAAGTCGGGATCACAGATCCTACCGTTATCTTCTAGGCCTGCCCACTTCCTCAAACGATTAAGGAAGTGAATCAGACGGTCGAGAGTGTTGATAGGATCCTTTATATAAAACGGGGTAATGTCTGCACCTCGGTAGTAATGGCCTCCGCAGCTTTCGCGAATCCTCCCTTTCGTAAAGCTTTTCGATCGATTGATCTTAAAGCCGAAGAAGAGAAAAGATTGCATCAGCATAGGTGCCAGTTTGGTGGGACAAATGATGTCATCACCATATACCGAGATCCTCCCTTTAACCCCCGATAACAGAGAAAGAGCCCAAGCCAGACAGAAGAAGATCAGAGTCTCCAACGGAAAGGTGAACCCATTCCCCATGGACGAGAACATTTGATTCTCGTGCCAGTCCTCGCCAATCAACGTGTGCTGAGAACGCAACGCGTTGAGTAACACGAACCAACCAGGGGGGAGGAGTCGGGCGACCAGCTGAGTCGACACCGAGTCACTAGCAGAGCTAAGATCTATCGTGGCAAGAGAGCCATCGATCGAACCCAGCCTAGCCAGATTACGGTTTATCGACTGATCGTTCAGGTCGATCCCGAAACGCTTCAGGCGTTTGGCAATATGATTGCCATAGGCCGTCTGCGCGAACATGTTTAAATCAGGTTCCTTAGCGGCAACCCGATTTATCATGGTGCTCTTCGGCACTGTGAACAAGATGTTACCGTACACTCTGTCAGGAAATTTCACCTCCTGATTGTACGCAGTCCACCCTGTGGAACCGATCACCATCGGAATTATCCACGGCCAGGCGGCTGGAGTAACATCGGCTTGACCCATGAACTTTCGGGCGACATTACCAGTGTCTCTCCGAAGAGAGGTGGAGGCCCCTCCCGTGAACGATCCGAGGACCGTATTCACATGGGGAGGTTCTTCTCCTATCACCTTTATGACAAGCCCTCGCGCAACATGGATAATGGCCTCACTTGTGATCGTGAGACGTTCTCCACTGTGGTCGCCGATATAACTCGGCTCCCATAACTCGTACTTACTCCTAGCGAGAGGCCAACCGAAGTCGGCTTCGTCCAGAAGCAGCCTCGCGTTTGTCTTGCGATTCCGCTGTTCTTGTCCAAGCCATTTCTCAATGGCTCTGTCATGACGGACCTCCAGCGGATCAGTATCCGGCCCAACATACTTCGAGAGCATGTTAGACAAGAGATAATCCACACGAGGCTGACCTCTCCTAGGTTCTAGGATGGCGTTCAGCTCCGTTAAGATCTCGTCATGCAGACTGGGTCGTAAGTGCGTACGCAGCTTTTGCTTGCGTTTGTCACTCATGGTGGGGTTTCCTCACCTAACGCTGAAAGAGAAGGAGAATCAACGGAGCTTACGCTCCGTAAACGCCCTGACCCTTAACGATCGTATCGTACACGAGGACCTTACCGGTCCCCAACGCGTCGGCAACCATGCCTTCGAGATTGTTTCGTTCCTGCTCGGTTGAGCTGGTCGAAAAAGTGAACGTTACGTCTGCAACGCCGACTCGGATGACCTTCGGTTTGGAAATTCCGTTGATCACCTCAGTCTGTACCACCGGGACAGTGATCTGCATCCTACTCCGGAGCTTGCCAGCTTGCTGGCGCCGCGAAATAGTTAGGATCTCATCAGCTTCAATAACGCCACTGCTATTGGCAACAATAGCAATACCGTTACGGATGTCACGAGGGGTGAAAGTGTGTGCCACTGGTGTGGTCGCGCGGTCTGTGAGGACCACGTTCTGCAGAGCAGGCATGTACCTACGTCCTTTGTCTCAGCAATGCTATTGCTGATGTGATGTGTTTAAAGTTGCTGCCTAATGGATTCACCCAGTACACGTAGCTGGATGGCCATGTAGCGACATATGGATCACGTGTCATAGAGTAGTTCTGTAAGCGCACCTGAGGGTTCTGAACATAGCGACCACCCGCTCCTGAGCGGATGTCCACTGTCTTCTCGACCAACAGGTTAGCCCACGTCACATCGGTTCTATGACCGGTGATAAACTCGATGCCTATAGTGGCCGTCAAAGACTGGAGCCAATCGCCGATTGGTATTAACCAGTCTACTACGAACGATAAAGTAGTCAGCTCCCACGCAAGAGACAGAGGGTTCACTAAACCCAATGCCCCGAGAATGGAGGCGTTCGACTTTACTCGACCCCAAAGCTCGACTCGCGAACTCTGCCCAGCCTCTCCCTCAGTGATGAGAGAAGAGTCATAAGCAGTGAACGAGGCCGGGTCCAGGTAATCGGTAATCGTTCGGCTAGCTTTGAACAGGAGACTTTTGTCTCTGAATCCGGTCTGGATCAGTTCAACGCCACTGACGACGTCACTAACCAACGGTGACCACCCGTATCGCCATTCCAGGAACAGGTTTGAAGCATCGCGGGTACTCAACTGTGACAAAGATTTGCCACCGAAGAGCACCTTGAAAGCCTCAGAGAACCTAAACTTGCGAAGCAAATAGATAAACTTCGCTAGTTGGGTAATCCTGGAGACGACCATGTTTAGGGTAGTCTTAACTTCGCCAAGAGCAGTGCCTAGATCAACTTTCATATCTTGAACTTTGTTCAGGCACTCAGTGATTGCGCGATTCTTCGTAGAAGAGGACACACCACCACTATAAACAAGCCCAGAGGCTAACAGGATTTCATTCCTGCCATCTCCAGTCTCGTCAGCTCTTGTAACACCGGTCGAGTATCTCGTCTTAGACACATAGTCTCTGACGTTCTCCAAACGACCTATCTGCCGCTGGTACAGCGTAGAGTGCAACATCCCAGGTACAAGAGCCACAGGGGCTCCTTTCCTGAGAATTGACTTGTAGCTGTACTGAGTGTTGCGGTTAGACACTGAGCTCACATTAGATGTGACAACGCCCAGAGTGTTATAAGAGATCACCCGCTTTTGGAGGGCGGATGTCTTTAGGAAGCTTCCAGCTGTGTTGGTATGTGCTGGCACACGGAGCATCTACCTACCTTCCTCCTGTTCGGATGGACGTAGGCAACGAGGACGGCCGACATCGCTTACGAAGTCAGCCGCCCCCCAATCAGCATTAGCGTCGTAGAGATCCGCGAGGGTCTCTAGTAGCTCTTCTGCTGATGCGTGAGGACCCAGCTCAGTTTGCGCGTACGCTATAGTGAATCTTTCTGGCGTCGCCAGGAAAACTCCCACGACGAAGGCGCAAAGGGGCATGTATCCTCACACGGTGAGATAGAACAATAACACGGCATAGCTACGCCAACACCTCTAACTCTTTCTTCGTCCTTAATATCACGGGTAACTAAGACCTTATCAGCCTTAGTTACATAATACCGCCTAACAAAGGCTGATATCCGGGATATAAGAAGATCGAGAGCAAAGGTTGCGAGCTGCGCTCGTACCGCGTACATGTTCATCACCTGTTGCCCGAGCTGTAAGCCGCTCGGAGAGTGGATAAGCCAAAGTCAACTATACGCCGTCCTGCCAATCGACAGGAATAACCCGGTATTCTTTCCGGAGGCTTCTAGAGCTTTGGGTCTACTGATAAAACTACTCCGACCTAAGTCGAAAGATATGGTCGTACCAGCTCCACGCTGGAGGCAAAGCGCCCGGTCTCATGACCAAGCACCCCACGAAAGT